GATTGGGGCGCATTCATCGGCGGCCTGCAGGAAGACTTGATGGACGTTTGGGGCAATCGCATTGATGCCCTGAAGAACAAGGGCATTTCGATGTCAGAGTCCGGCCGGATCAACCATCTTGGGCCGGGCGAAACTTTCGAGATGCACACGGCGGCGACGCCGGGCGCGCAATATCTGCCGTTCTTCCAAAGTCTCCTGAAGGAAATCGCCCGCTGCCTCGGCATCACATACGAGGCGCTGGCGATGGATCATTCCAACGCCTCTTATTCGTCGGTTCGCATGGCCGTTGCCACCATCTGGCCTATCGTCATGCGCCGCCGCTCGCGGATCGTTGCCCCGTTCCTTCAGGGTGTTTTCGAGCGCTGGCTTGATGAAATGATCTTTCGCAAGGTCATTCCGTTCAAGGGCGGATATGCAGCCTTCAGCCGGGACCGCGAAAGCGTTTACCAGTCTGAATGGAGCGGACCGGCTGCACCATCTGCCGATGACTACAAGGCGGCGCTCGCCGTCAAAATTCGTCTGGAAACTGGTATTTCCACATTCCATGACGAATGCGCTCAGGCCGGCAAAAACGGCGAAGAACAGATCGAGCAGCTTGGCATCGAAAAGAAGATGTTTGAGGCCGCAGGCGTTCCCCATCCGTTTGGCCGCTCGCAGGGCGGGGGTGGCGGGCCGCTTGGGGCTGCTGCTGTAGGCAACCGCGATCCAGCAAAGGAGGCCGCTTAATGGCCGACAATGACGATCCCCTAAAGATCGATTGGTGCGCGCGCGCAGCCAAACTGCGCCGCGTCGAGGAAGCGTTGCTGACCGGCGAGATGCTGACGGAAGGCCGGTTCGGCGAAGACATGATGCGCTATTCCACTGCCTCGCTCGACCAGGTGCAGCGCGCTTTGAATGAAGCCCTCCGCAATTGCCAGATTGCGCGCGGCGAGAAACCCAAAATTCGGCGGCACGCAATCAGCGGTCGTTTCCGGCCCTACTGAGGTAATCCCAAATGGCTGCAATTCTTGAAGACGGAAAGCTTCGGCTTTCCGGCTATGTCGGCGAGTATTACTATGATGACGGTTTTACCGCCGCTGATGTGATCGTTGCGCTCTCGCAGATCGACAGCGAGTCCGACCTCGATGTTCATCTGAATTCGGGGGGCGGCGTTGCGACCGAAGGCGCTGCAATCCACGCGCTGTTGTCGGCTCGCCCCGGCATCACGAACATTGTCATCGAAGGCATCGCCGCGTCGGCCGCCTCGCTGATTGCCATGGCCGGCGCAACCGTCACCATGACGGCCGGCTCCGTGATGATGATCCATGACCCGAGCGGTTTCACCTTCGGAAATTCCAGCGAACACAGCAAGACAATCGAGGCGCTGGAAGCCTTGGCGACCTCTTATGCGCGCGTCTACGCCGCAAAGTCCGGCAAGAGCGCTGAAGACTGCCGCGAAATCATGAAGGCAGAACGCTGGTTTACCCCCGATGAGGCGGTTGCCGAAGGCTTCGCCGATGCGACGGCCACCACAAAGGCAAAGCCGGTTGCGGCCTTCGATTACAGCCTGTTTGCGCACGCGCCCAAAAAACTGGTCGCGCTGGCGAAAACGAAGAAATGGTCGATGGCATCCAGCCATCCGCCGAAGACCCAAACGCCAAACCCTCCAAAGGAAACCACCATGACCGACGCAGAGCGCGCCGCGCTGCTTGAAACGGAAAACAATGGCCTGAAAGAACAGGTTGCGAGACTGACGGCCTCCGCGAACGACGCCGTTAAAGAGGCCCTTGATCGCCGCGCCGCCATCATGGCGCTGGATGAAGCCAAGGGCCGCGAGGCGCTTGCCGAGCATCTGTTCAACGCCGGCAACACTGTCGAGGCCGCCAAGGCTACACTTTCCGTCGCGCCGAAAGCGGACGCCGGCGAGGAAGAATACCAGCCGCCGCGCCGCATGATGAATGCGGAAAACCTCAACCGCGAGCCGAACGGCAAGCCGCAAGCCAAGGGCGGTCTATCCGCTCGCATGGATGCCCGCGCCGCCAAGATGAAACAGAGCTGATCGGCTCCGTGCGCCACCCCTGAAACTCCAATTCCTTTCGAAAGGAAAGAACCATGGGCACTTTGCCTGTCATGAAATTCCAGCAGACCCCCGGCATGTCCACGCTGCTGAAGAAGGAAGTAGATCCCGAAATCTCGCGTGCCGTTGGCACCCTGCTCGGCGGCACTGGCGGTAAAGCCCGCCTGGTCAAGCTCGGCCAGCTCGTCGGCCGGATCGCCGGAACCGAAGAAGCGCCGGCCGGCGACAAGCTCGGCAAGCTGGTCGCATGGGACCCGACCGCGACGGACGGTAGCCAGATCGTGCACGGCGTTTGCCTGAAGGACTGCGAAGCGCCGGACGGCGTGGACCGCGTTGACGGTCTGCTTTATTCTCGTCGCTTCTCGGTTCTCAACCGCGCCTCTGTCGTCTGGCCTGAAGGCGCGACCGACGCGCAAAAGGCCGCTGCCATCGCAGATATCGAAGACCGCCTCGGCCTGATCCTGCGCGCCTGATCCCCCCTTTCCATCAATAGCCGGCCTTTCAGCCTGCGCGCGCGGGACGCGATGTCCTGCGCCTTTTTCTTCACAAGGAACAATCGGCAATGCCTGAAATCTTGCTGCCTTACTCCAACGTTGAACTCACTGACGAGGTCAACAAACTGCCGAATACCTTCGGCCTCCTGAACGCGCTCAACATCGCGCCGAGCGAACCGAAGCGTTCGCGCATGGTTCGCATCGACTTCCGCGACGGCCAGATCGTGGTTCTTTCGCATCAGGAGCCGGGTGCACCTGGTGAGGTTGCCGGCGATGATGACCAGAACGGCATGATCATTGCGATCCCCCATTTCACCCACTTCGAAAACATCCTTGTCGGCGATATCGACGGCATGCTCGAAGTGGTCAACGGCGAAATCACCGAGCGCTCGCTCGACGCCGAGCTTGAACGCAAGCTTGTCATCATCCGTAAGAACCACGCGATTACCCGCGAGTTCCTGCGGCTGGGCATGCTCCGCGGCGAAATCAAGGACGGCAAGCTTCGCACGCTCTACAATCTTTACGACACGTTCGGCGTCGAAAAGAAGGAAATCGATTTCGCGCTCGGCACGGCCGCTACCGATGTCCGCGCCAAGTGCGAGGAAGCAAGCGACCACATCATCAGCAATGCCAGAGGCGAAACGGTCGGCGCGGTGGAAGCCGTGGTCGATACGAAATTCTTCTCCAAGCTGATCTCGCATGCCAAGGTCGAAAAGTTTTGGGTGCAGGCGAATAATTCAGGCCTTCACACAACGCTCGAACGCCAGCGCCTCGGCGGCAATTGGGGCCGAGTCTTCGAATTCGGCGACATTCTCTTCCGCGAGTACAAGGGCGGTCTGCCGGTCAAGGCGAACGATGGCGCTATCTCGACGGTCAAGAATGTGGATGACAACAGCGGCACGGCCTATCCGACCGGCACGCAATCCATGTTCCGCACCTATGACGGCCCCGCCTATCATATCGACCGCGTCAATCAGGCGCCTACGGAAGGTGAAGACGGTTCGATCTTCATCTCGACCAAGGTTCTCGATCACGGAACCGGCCTCGAAATGAAATCTCAGTCCAACATGCTGGCCATCTGCAAGCAGCCTGACTGCCTGGTGCAGCTCAAAACCAGCAACTGATCATCAACAATCGTCCGGTCGCCAGCTCGGCGGCCGGGCGCACTCCATGGGGATTGCCATGCCGATTGCTTCTTCCTTTCGGGCCGCGCGCGATGCGGTTGTGTCCGGAGTCGACCAAAGGTTTGCGGAGCGCATTCGACTGTCGCCCATGAAAAACGAGAAAGCCGATCCGGACCGGCCGCAAGTCGTCATCATGGCGGTTCTGCGGACTGGCGACGAAACGGCCGGGCCGCTCGATGTCAGCGGCGGCCGCTCCCTGCACTCGCGGATCGCGGCGGGAAAGGCGGCTCTCTACATCGACCGCACCGAATATCCCGATATCGTCCTTCGCAAGAAAGACAAGCTGCGCGCCTTGGATCGGCCGGGCGAACCCCTCTTTGAAATTTCCACGGTCGATGACCGAAATCACACCCGGTTGATCGCCGGGCTTAATCAAGCCTGACGCTGGTAGGTGCCATGTCCCTTGTCTGTATCGCCCTTCGCATCTGCGCCGTTCAAGCCGTGAAAGGCCGGACGCTGGTTGGCGACAATGTTCTCGATAGCGAAATTGGCGCTCTGGAAACCAGCTCTGCCGGCGAGCTTAATACCCCGGAGGAAAAGCAATTCGTGTCGGTCTATACCGACGAAGGGAGGCAGATGACCGGCCTTGAATTGCGCTCTCTGATCGCCAGCGGAGAAATCGACCTTGTCTTTGAGGCCGGCGTAGCAACGCCGCATTTGGTTTCCGATCCCGAAACCGACGAAAAGGTGATTATGGCCGGCCTGCCGGCAACCGACGCCAACTTCGAGTTCTATCTTAACATGACGCTTCGGCAGATTGCCGACGCTCTGGCCGATCCCAAAAACGAGTGGGCAGCGATCTTCAATCGTCTGGTTTTGAAATTCGTGAAATCCCAACGTTCGCGGATTAGTGGCGACACGAACGGCGTTCGTTTGGCGGCGCACCAGATCAAGATTACGGTCGAACCCGTCGCGGAGCCGGTCGCCGGCCACCCCCTGAAGCCGGGAACGCCGATGGCCGCATTCTTCGCCAAATGCGAGAGCGACCTGGTGCACCGCGAGCCGGACATGGTCAAAAAGATCGCACTCATGAAAGCGCAGATCGCCGGCAATGACGAAGAGCTGGCGGCGGCGATGCGGCGCTACGGTATGACGCATAGCGAGGCCGACGCCATGTTGCTGACGCTTCCGGATGGGGGTGCGCCATGAAAGGTGCCGAGTGGCTGGCCCACCATATTGAGGAACTGAATTACCGAATTGCCGATATCGAACGGCGCGAGCGCAACCGTCGCCGCAAGGGCAAGATTGCCGAAATCAGCGACGACAAGAGCAGGTATCGCGTCGAGCTGTCTCGGCAGGGTGAGGAACCTTACCTGACGCCATGGATCAAGGCCCGCACGCTTTCTGCCGGTGGCGTCAAGGTCGATGTGCTTTACAGCGTCGGCGAGCAAGTGGACGTGGTGTCAGAAAGCGGCGATCTCGCAGACGCGCAGATCGACTTCTCGACCTATAGCGACGAGAACGCCCGCGAAAACAGCGACACGCCGTTTCACGTAAAGATCGGCGACACCGTCATCGAGGCGACGGGCGGCCTTGTGAAAGTGACCGCCGACAAGGTCATTGTGCAATCCGACAACGTGCAGCTCGGCGGCGACGGCGGCAAAAAGGTCGCGCGGATCGGCGACCTGGTGCACGTCATGTCCGGCTCTTCTTCCGGAAAATGGCCGATTGTCGAAGGCTCGGGAAAAGTCTTCGCGATAGACTGAGGAACCCCCATGAAAAATTACAAGGTTCGTACCGGCTGCGAGATTGCCGGGCGCTGGCGTGATGCCGGCGAACCCATCCAACTGTCTGCCGATCAGGCCCGCGAGCTTGCGCCGCCCTTCGGCGATGTCGTTTCGCCAATCGATGAAAAGGGGAAAGAGGATGCCAAGCTCAACCGGCGTCAACGCCGCAACCGGCGCGCCCCTGACTGATTGGGATCATACCCAGCAGTCAATTGCCAAAATCCTCAACACCCCGATTGGCGCGCGCGTCATGCGGCGTGATTTCGGCTCGGAGCTGCCGGACCTGGTCGATGCGAAGATGACGCGCCGCAACGTGCTGGCGCTCTATTCCTCGGCCGCAATCGCAATCCAGAAATGGGAACCGCGTTTCCGGATGCGGTTCGGAAAAGTCAGCCGTGCCGACGCGAGCGGCAAAATCTCGCTGGAAATCTTCGGCGTCTATTATCCTCTCGGCCATCGCGGCGATTATTCCATTGCGGAAGATCAAAGCACGCGGGTCGTCATAGTGGGCAGATCATCATGACACTTGCTGTTTACGCGCCGGCCGCCATCGACGTTTCGCGCCTGCCGGCTCCGGATGCCATCGAGGCACTGGATTTCGAAACCCTCTATTCGGCCTTCAAGGTCCGGTTTCTCGAATTCTGGAATCAGATGCGCGCCATCAATCCGGCCCTGCCGGTCTATGACGTGCAAAACCTTGAAACCGATCCTGCCGGCATTGTCGGCGAAGCGTGGTCTTATCTGCGCCTGATGGATCGCCAGCGCGTCAACGATGCTTTCCGGTCGCTGCTGGCGGCTTATGCCAAGGGCGGCAATCTGGAAGCCATCACAGCCGGCCGCAATATTGTCCGTCTGGTCGTTTCCCCTGCCACGCCCAGCTCGCCCGCCATCATGGAAAGCGATGACGCCTTGCTTCGCCGCTATCTCCTGTCCTTCGATTTGCCGGCTGCTGGTTCGGCCGGTCGCTATCTCTTCGATGCCTGGACGGCGTGGCCGCAATCCGCTGACAAGTCGTTAGGGCTTTGGGATGCGCGGGTGAATGGCCGGGCGGTCCACGGCCGGCGCGGTGATACGGATGTTGTCATCGCTGGCCCGATGGGCAGGCTTCCGACAGATGCCGAGCTGGCCATTATCCGGGCTGCTGTGACGCATCCGGACCGCGCGCCTGAAGCCGTTGCCATTTCGGTCATGGCGGCCGGCCGCATCGAATATGCGGTTTCGCTCTCGCTCGAAATCGTGGCCGCGAGCGCCAGCGCCGCCATCATCAAGGCCGAAGCGGAAAAGCGCATCATCGCAGCGGCAACCTCCCGCATCCTGATTGGCGGCGAAATCCCGGAAGCCCTCCTTTCGGGCGCTGCCTTCGGCGATGGCGTAATCCGGGTTCGCGATCTCGCCCCCGTTGTCATCGAGCCTGACCCGTACAAGGTTCCCGTCATGGCCAGCCTTGATGTTCAGATCGAGGTGCGGGCATGAGCGATGTAGGCGTTTTGCTTCCGCCATCGTCGGAAGAATTCGAGAAGGCGCTTGCCGCCGCAATGTCGGATGACTTGCCGATCCCTTACGCCGTGCTGATGGACCCATACCGGACGCCGGCGCGGTTCCTGCCTTGGCTTGCCGTGCATCATTCGGTCGATCTCTGGTTTGACGATTGGACCGAAGAGCGAAAGCGGGAAATGATCGCGCAATGCGCCGGCGTTTCCACGGTCTACCCTGCGTCACCCTTGGCGGCGCTGAAGGGCACACTTGCCGGGCTGAAACGCTACCTTGCCTTTGTCGATGCGGTCATTGTGGATCGCATCGCGCACCCAAACCGCTTCACCTTCGGGCGGGCGGTTATCGGGCGAACGCCAATAGCGCATCGGCCGTTCGTTGCGCACTACCTGGTGCGCGTCACGCTGACGGCTCCAAAGAACCGTTTTCAGATCGGCCGCAGCGCCTTCGGGCGCGCGGCTATGACCACGGTTGACCTTGAACCCATCCGCCGCGCCAAGCGCGCCATGACGACCGCCAAGACACCGGAAACGCTTTACTCGGTTTCCTTCGCATGGCGGCGCGGCATCACCTTTAACGACAACATCTTCATCGATGGAAGCCATGCCTTCGGCGGTTACATGGACCGCAAGCGGCTGGATTGAGGAAATAGACATGCAACGCACTTCCTTTGCAGACGCGGAAATCGCAGATTACGCGGACTTTGACGCCATCGGCCAGCAGGCGCAGGACGCCACGGACCAGCTCTGGCATGATGCGATTGGATATCCCGCCCATTGGGCGGCCTTCACGGTGGCGAAGAAATCGGCGCAGGAAATTACGGTTTCGGCCGGCCGTTATGTTGCCGGGCAAATCGTCTACGCGCACGAAGCGCCAAAGGATATGAACCTCCAGATTCATATTCCCGTCGCCGCATCTGACCAGCGTTGGGTCGCTATCCTGCTGCGCGGCAAGGAAGTCATCGACACGGCAACCCGCCCGTTCGAAACCTCGGACGATCCGGAAACCAGCGTCATCGTCAACCGCACCACGCCGAAGACGATCCGCCGCGTTGTCGAGCTGATCGTGCAGCCGGGCGAAGCGAACCCGGTTCCGGCCAAGCCGGTCGTAGACTCCACCGACGCCTGCATTGCATTCGTGCTGCTGAAGTCGACCGGCATTGACGCCATTGAACCGGGCAACGGCGACCGCGTAAAAACCCTCTTCGAAGTGGAAGGTCGCGTTGCCGCGCTGGAAGTCGATCTGGACGGCCTGTTTATGCGAACCGAGACGATCGAGACGCAGATCGTCAATATCACGGCCAAGCTGACCGAAATCCCGCGTCGTGAAGTCATCCGCCAGATGCAGCGAGATATCGGTGCGGCCCGGCTGAAAGTTGATCTGCCGGACGAGGCGCGCGCCTACGTTTTCGATGACGGGCTTATCCTCGACCGGTGGGATATGACGCATGTGGACTGGCTGGCGCGCATCGAAGAGGGTGTGCGTTTTGGCTTTGCCGCCGAAGCGCAGGCAAGACTCGAGGTGCAGGCGGAAGACGATCCGAAGATCTACTTCCGTGGCCGGCGCATGGTGCCTGCCTTTGACGAGGTGACGCGTATTGCGAACACGTCACTGGATGCCACGCTCAACATTTCGCAGCTGGTGCACACGGAAACCACGCTGGTTCGCAAGGAAGCCTCTCGCGTGCGCCTCACTTATGGCCCGACAATGGGCGCATGCGAAAACGCGGCGGGGTGGGCTGGTCTCGGCGGCGATTCCAGGGTGGGACAGATGCTCAATGTCGGTGGCGAGACCTTCGAAGTGGTCTATGTCGGCGGCAACTATGGCCCCGGTCACCAGACCTACGGCGTTCGCCAGCTTCGCTATGAAATCTACAGCGAACCTTATTGGGAGTACGTCACCGAAGAGGTTGGCATCAACGGCTCAATTTGCGCGCAGTCTTTTCTGGTTGCCCAGCCTATGCAGGTCACAAGTCTGGACCTGTCATTTGCTCGCGTTGGTATCGACGGCGATGTTCATGTGTTCATCGTGGAAACCACGACCGGTGGCGTGCCGCGTTTTGATGCGGTGCTGGCGCAAGGCATGCTGAAACATGCGGAGCTTACCGTCGGCTGGAACAAGGTGGAATTGCCCATCACATTGCTGGAAAGCGGAAAGCGGTATGCTTTCGTGACTGTGACGACCGGCGCACACGCGCTGCATATTTCCGGGTCGAACAAGTACACGGGCGGGACGCAGTTCCTGACGACAGACGGCGCGTTCGCGCAAGGATCGACGGAAACGGATATTTGCTTCCGGCTGAACGCCGCCCGCTATCGCAGCCCGCGCACGGTTATTCCGATGCAGGCGCTGAACCTCGCGGACGGCATGACGCAGATTGATATGCTGTTTGCCGGCTGGGTGCCGGGCGGCTGCTCGCTCGGCTGGGAAATCCGGCCATCCGGTTCGACCGTCTGGACTGAACTGGATGATGGTGACCCGACGACGAACCCGCTTGTCGGGCTTCCCGCTTCGGTGGAATTGCGGATGGTGATGATGGGTACGGCTGACTTGCAACCGATGATCCAGCTTGACCAGAAAGCGGTTTCCCGTGTTGCCCGCAATCGCAACAGCATGCGAGCCGTCACGAAGAGCTTTCAATTCGGCTTTGCGACCACAAGCATCCAGACGCAATACACGCTGGATAGCTTCGATCCCGACCGTCACACGTTCACCCCGGCCATCATGGTCGGAAACACGGTTGTCAATCCGAACACGACCGAAATCACAATCGATCCGCAGAGGCCTGCGCGTCGAACCTATCTTTCAACCTACACGCTCGGCGCTGCGGCAAATGCCGCTCGCATGCGTCCGGCCGCCACTACCGACAATGTTGCCTCCGTGCCGTTCGTGCAGGACGCTTTTATTGCCGCACTCTAAGGGGTTCTCATGGCTTTCCAGATCAACGCTGAAAAATCCTATCAGGTGAAGCTCGCTCGCCCCGTCAAGCTCGGGGCGTTCACATACAAGCCACTGAACGAAATCACGATGCGCGGTACGGTCGTAGAGGCCATTATCGAGCAGGAAGGCGACGAGGTGCTTGATTATGCCAGAGAGGTCTGACGCCTATCAGCTTCCATCGTGGCCAAAGACGCTCATCGACCGGCCCTTGTGGAATTCTACGATGGCGGACATTCATGCTCGGCTTGAAGCCCGCGAGCAGCTGGAAGCATCGTTTGAACGCCTCATGGAAGAGGGCGTGCAGGCGTCACTTGATTACATTCAGGTCAATGTTGCGCCGCAAATCGCAACCCTGCAGCAATCGATTTCGCTTGCGCAGGAGCAAATTGACCAGATCATTGTCGGCGGTACAGCGCCGAACGCCCTCAAGCTCGGCGGAAAAGAAGCTGCATGGTATGCGTCAGCGCAGGCCGTGCAGGACGCGATGCAGGGCGCTTCGGAGGCTGTTGATACCAAGCTCGCCGACTACCTGCGCGCCGATCAGAAAAACGTTGCTGATGGCATTGCTCCGCTAGGCCCAGACAGCAAGGTTCCGCTGGCCAATCTTCCGGCACTGACCACGACCGCCACGGTCGGCGCAGCCATCGCAGGAGCGAATGGCCTTGCAACGCCGGATGACGGCGATGCATTGGCGGGCACGAAATCCGGCACGGGCACCATGTTCAGGTGGACGTGGGGGAATATCAAGGCCGCGCTTACGGCTCTTTTCGACGGCAGATATTTGAAGCTGGCCGGTGGTACCCTCACAGGGGATATCACCATCAACAAGGCCTATCCGTCTGTGCGCTTGCTTTACCCCGGCATTAGGGACTGGACGTTGCAGGTTCGTGAAGAAGGCGGCTTCCATGTTTGGGACAACTCGGGCGGCGGCAGACGCTTCTCGGTCAACTTTGACGGGGCTGTATGGACGTCACAGTTTGGCGACTTGAACAACCGCATCGAGGACCGCGCCGCCGCCCACGCCGATTCCCGCGCTTGGGCTGTCGCCAATGACCGTGTGGCTAACCTGAACACCCGATGGGTGTCCCGTGGCACGGTGAATGCCTATCAAGCGAATACGTGGTGGGAAGCTCCGGCTGGAGCAGCGCTCACTGGTGGCTACACAGTTAACACCACCCAAATCCAATACTTCTATTTCCGCTACTTCCAACTATTTGACCCAGTGCGCGGCTGGATCACAGCACACAACGCTTGAGGTAAACACATGGAAATCGTTGACTTCGGGCACTTCAAGCTTACCAGCACGACCGGCATCCAGTTCTTTGCAAATGAGGACGGCCAAGACTGGTACGACCTGCGGCGCGGCCTCACAACGTGGGACGAGCAGGGTAACTTCCTCACTGCGATCTATGGTGCTTGGGCGATGGTCGATCCGGTAACCCTCAAAGTTACCAACGTCGAACAGGACCCGTCCCGCATGGTGCCGAATGACAAGATCGTTTTGGGCATTGACGCTGATGCGGGCGATATCGCGGAGGGGATGCTTTATCAGGGAGGCGGCCTTGTAGCGGCTCCACCCGAGCCTCTTATCTTCAATCCCATCACCCGTCGCCAGTTGCGGCTTACACTGGTTCGAAACGGCATATCCCTTGCCGCTGTAGAAACAGCTATCAGCACGATGCCCGATGGGTTGGAAAAGGAAGAAGCTCAGATCGAATGGGCTGACGCGACCGAATTTGAGCGCACCCACCCAACGCTAATGCTGATTGCCGCCGCGCTCGATCTGGCTGAACAGCAGGTTGACGCAATGTGGCGACAGGCCGAAATCGCTTAGCAGAAACTCTTCCTGATCTCTAAGACCGCGCTTCGCCTTCGGGCGGAGCGTTTCCGCATTTCCGGGCATGAGCCGGAACCCTCCCTTCACAATCTGGAAACTTCAAAGGAGTCCATAATGGCTGACCTGGCCTATGCGCATGGCGTGACCTTGACCGAAAGCACGGAAACCCCGTCGCTTCTCCGTGTCCAGCGCCAAGGCATCACTTTCATCAACGGTACGGCACCTGACGCCGATCCGGCTGCTTTCCCGCTGAATACCCCGACGCTTATTACGTCTCTGACGCAAGCGACCGGCCTCGGCGCTGACGGCACCTTGCTCGAAGACGTTAAGACGGTTTTCGGCGAAGGCGGATCGTGGTGCATCATCAACCGCGTGGAACACAGCGCCGATCCTGCGGAACTGCAAGCGAACCTGATCGGCGATGCTGTTGCCCGTACTGGTCTATATGCGGCGCTGCGGGCCAAGGGTATCACAAGCTACCAGCCGCGCGTCATCGTTACGGCCGGCAACACTGGCGCTTGGGTGGAAGCCGGCGTCGTGTCTGTTTCCGTTGTCGCTGAAGGTTCCAAGCTGACCGAGCCGCCAATCGTGAAGGCCACGGGCGGCGGGAATGATCAGGGCAAGGAGCTGCCGACGCTTGAAGCCGTCATGGGTGAAGGCACCAACGCGGATAAGGTTGTGGCCGTTCGCGTCGTCAAGCCCGGCAAGAAGCTTTCGGAACCGCCTGTCATCACCTTCGAGGGTGGCGGCGCTGATGCCGCCAAGGTGCTACCGGAAGCGACGGCCAATGTCGGTGACGTTGCAAACCCGTTTGTTTCGGCGCTGAATGCCATCACCCCGAAAATCCGCGCTCGCGCCTATATCAGCGGCCCGAACACGACAAATGCCGAAGCCCTGCGCTTCCGTCGCACCATCAACGGTGGTCGCATTCTGGTCATTGATCCGAAGGTCATCAAGAACGTGGATGGCGTTCCGGTGACAAAGCCCGTTGCGGCTGTGTTTGCCGGCGTGCGCTCTCGCGTCGTGGCATCCAGCGAGGGCGTGTCGGGTTCGGTTTCGAACAAGGTCATCCGCACCATCGACGGCGTTGCCCGCACGATCATGTACCCCGATGATTCCAACTACCTGAACGAAAATCAGGTGGCGACGATCATCAACGAGCGTGGCGGCTTCCGCACCTGGGGTAGCCGTCTCGCGATTGATGATCCCATCTGGCAGTTCGATAACGTCCGCGCGACGGCCGACATGATCAACGAGTCGCTGGAAGATATCTATTTCGCATACGTGGATCGCAAATTCACGAAGGCGAATATGAAGATGATGATTGAGGACGGGAACGCCGCCCTTCGTGTCTTCAAGAACAATGATGACATTCTCGGCGGCCGGTGCTGGTTCCCGGCGCTGAATGATCCAACCTTGATGGCAAACGGCAAAATCTTCCTGCACGTCGAGTTCGAGCCTGTTGCCATCATGGAGCAAATCCACATCACCACTCACCGCAACATTCTCTACTACCGGCTTCTGCTGGATGAAGTGAATGGGCTTATCGAAACCGGCCCGCTCTCGGTTGCCGCATAAGGAGTAGCCAGACATGGCAGAAAAATCCCTACCCCGTTACATCCTTCGCGATTGCATGCTGTGGGCAGATCGCCAGAGCCAGCTTGGTCAGATCGGCGAAATCACGCCGCCCGTGCCGGAAGCCAAGCGCGAGGGGATGCGCAACGCTGGCATGATCAAGGAACGCAACGTGCACCTTGGTTACAATGCGCTCGAATTCAGCTTCAAGATGCCGGGCCTCGATCCGGACATTCTGAAGCTCTTCGGCCTGAAGCCCGGCGCTGACACGCCTTTCCTCGTGACCGGCGCGCATGTCGATGAAGATGGCACCACGCACAGCGCCGTCATGTCCATTCGTGGCAAGCTCTACAAGCCCGATCCGGGCACCTGGAAGGGTGGCGATCTGGCCGCAAACGACTACGCCGTGGACGTGAATTACTACAAGCTCGAAATCGACGGCGACGAAATCTACGAAATGGATGATTTCGAATTCAAGGTCGGTGGCGTTTCGCAGAACGCCGACATTCGGAGCGCGCTCTTGATCTAAGGGCGCGTCACGCCTCCCAAATTTTCCTTTCATCCGGCCCGCTTTAATGCGGGCCATTTCTTTGAGGTTCTACTATGACCGAGACTGTAACTGTTGCCCTCGCCAAGCCCGTCACCAATGGCGAAACCACAATCACCGAGCTGACCTTCCGCGAGCCGACCGTGGGTGATCTGATCATCGGCGACCAGATGAACGGCCAGCTTTCCAAGATGACCGCGATCCTCGCATCAATCTCTGACACCCCCCTGCCGGCGTTCAAGAAGATTGGTGCGAAGGACTTTTCCAAGATCGTCACCGCGACGGCCGGCCTCTTGGGAAACGAGAAGAAGAAGGACACGACTGGCGGCTAATCGCCGTCTTCGTCTCCGAACGTCACTCCACATCGCTTGAAGCAATCGAGCGATGGTCTCCTAAAAAGCTGCTGGCCTACTTCGAAAAGTCCTGTGAGCTTTCCAAGATCATGAGGCAATAAATGTCTGTCGTGCAAAGCACCCTGCGCATCTCCCTTCTGGAAGATGTCGTCGCAAAATCCGCGCCTATCTTCCGCACTCTCGACCGGCTGCAAGGCCAGCAGATGAAGGCGTTCGCGCCGATGCGCGGGCTGATGGGGCAGGCCATCGCGCTGGGTGCCGGCTACCTCGGCGCGACCGAAGGTATCTCGGCGACGGCCGGCGCTGCCATCGAGTTCGAAACCGCTTTCGCTGACGTGAAAAAGGTTGTCGAGGCGACTGACGAGCAGTTTGAAAACATGCGCCGTAGCATCCGGCGCATGTCGGGCGAAATCCCTCTGGCCGCAACCGACATTGCAGCCCTGTTCGCGGCGGCCGGCGAGTCCGGCGTGGCAACGGAGGATCTACAAAGTTTTGCCGAAATGGCCGCGCGTGTCGGCGTTGCCTTCGACATGACGGCAGCCGACGCCGGCGAAAGCCTAGCCAAGCTCAAAACCCAGCTCGGATTGAATGTCGCTGAAACGGGCGATATGGCCGACGCCATCAACCATCTGTCAAACAACATGGCGTCCAAGGCCAAGGACGTCACCGAATTCATGCTGCGCGTTGGCGCCATCGGTGAGATGAGCGGCTTTGTGAAAGAAGACGTCGCGGCCATGGGTAGCGCCATGATCGCGGCCGGCTCGGATGCCAGCACGGCCGGCACGGCGATGAAGAACGTTATCCGCGCTTTGGCACGGGGCGACTTTGCAAAGAAGTCGCAGCGTGACGCGGCAAAAGCCCTCGGCCTGCATTTGCCCACCATCGCAAAGGATATGCAGAAAGATGCCAAGGGCACCTTGCGCAAGGTTCTTACAGCCATCGCCAAGGCTCCGAAGCATCAGCAAACTTCGCTCCTGTCTGAATTCTTCGGTGATGAAGCCAGCGCCTTCATGCCGCTGGTGGGCAACATTCAGTTGCTCGACCAGGCGCTCGCATCCGTGGCCGACCGGACGAAATATTCCGGATCGGCTTTTGCCGAGTATGTCCAGCGCGCAAACACCACGCGCAACGTCCTCGATCTCTTGGGCAACAAGATTTCGAACGTGTTCTCGGAAATGGGTGACGACATGCTGCCGGCGATCCGAGAGGGTGCGGCAGGTATCGGCTATGTGATCGATACGCTCGGAAATCGCGTGACGATCCTCGATAAGGCCACGGCGACCATGAAGGGGTTCATGCAGGGGCTGGGCTACGAAGGCGGCATTCGCGAGCTGACGGAAGATTTAGGTGACTTGCTTTTCGGTGAAATCGACGCGAACGCGGCAGATCGCATCGGCAGCATTTTTATGAAAGCCAAAGAGTGGGGTGCGGCGCTCCGCGAGCTGAATGATGCAATCAAGGATAATCCGATTGCCAAGTTCCTAGCGGAAATGTCCGGCTACGGCTTTCAGCTCTTCTTGTACGCATCAGGCATTGCGATGCTGGCCGGCACTGTCCGCAAGCTTGCGGGAGCGCTGATGCTTCTTTCGGGCGCGAGTACAGCGCTTTCAATCCTGAAGACTATAGGAACCTTGAGCGAGTTTCCGGGGCTGGGTGGCGACGGTGGAAAACCGGGCGGGAAATCGCCCAAAGGCGGGGGCGGCAATGTTCCAGAGGTTTTGCCCTGGTATAGCCAAGCTGGTCAATGGCTGAAGGGTTTCGGTTCGCAGCTCGCGTTCGGTCTATCCGTCCAAAGCCTCGGCGATACACCCGGCGATACGTTTCAAGACCAGGTCAATAACCAGCAGAAATACAAGGAAGGTCTGCAAAAGCTGTTCGGCCTCGACAAGGACGCTTCGGGCGTCTCGGGTTGGGACCGCTTCTGGTATGGCGATGCGGCCAAACCGGATTTCAGCTTTCGCGAACATGCCGGTATCTCGGGCGTCGGTGGACCAGCGAGCGGTGCGCCGGTCACGGCAAGTGCCGCCTCCGGTCAGCCCGTTTTGGCTCGCATCGACGCTGGCTCGATTGCTGAAATGGTGAAGCCGAACGGCACGCAAGATGTCAGGGTGACAAACCGTGAGCCTGTTAGCGTCACGGTTCACAACCAGATCAGCATCACGGGCGTTTCCGATCCGGAGGCGGCCGGCAATGCGGCCGCTGCACAAGTCGGCGAAAAAGTGCGGCAGGGTGTTGAAAGCTCTTATAGCGATTAGCGAATAAAGCCATTCGCCTTGGCAACCCTGCTTATTTGAGCGCAATGGGCGGCCTTGGCGGATGGCGTCATTCTCTTTTGCTTTGCCTTCCTGCCTGATGTCATCAGCTCAAGGAATGATGGGAAACCCATGTCGTCGGCCGGCACGTTTTTCTCGATGTACGCCTCGATCATCTTATGATCGTAGGTTAGGCCGCAAAAATCCTCAGCAGCCAAAACCGTCCCGAGCTGGACTGCAATCTGGCCGGAAACCTTGTCAGGCGCGGCATAAACTGCCGTCGCGAACATCAGCAGCGGTGCAAGTATCAGCGTTGGCTTCACCGCTGTTCCCCCTCTTATTCATCATGCTTCGCCAGAGGTAAAATATGTCCGGTTACACGTCAATGATGCTCGGCGGCTTCGGTTTCGAGGCGCTGGGCTTCGGCTATCAGGGTGTCAAACGCTCCCTAAATACCCAATGGACTGAAGTGGCCGTGGGGCAAACCCTCAACCCCCAGCAATGGACCGGCCCAACGTCAGACGAAATCACCATCGCCGGCGTGATCTTCACCGAAGAATTCGGCGGGCAATCGCAGCTCGATGGGATCGCCGCTGAAGCGCTCGCCGGCGTGCCCATGATGCTGGTGACGGGTGATGCGGTCGAGGGTGTCATTCGAGGCATTTTCACGGTGCAGGGCATTGAGGAAGATAAGTCCCACCACAACGCGCGTGGCGAGGCTGCGCGCAACGCCTACACCATCAAGCTCAAGCGCCAGCCGGACACAATGCCTCTGCCCGGTGGCTCCATTCTGGATCGCGCCACAAGCTTTCTTTCCAATCTCTTCCGGTGATTATCCATGTCGAACACATACATCACGCGGCAGGGTGAAACCGTCGATCTCGCCTGCCTCGCACATTACGGCCGGACTGAAAAAGTCGTCGAGGCCGTGCTTGAAGCAAATCCGGGCCTCGCGGCGCTGGGCGTGGTGCTGCCGCTCGGCACCACGATCATCATGCCGGCCATGCCGTCCACCACAACGCAACCGCGTCTTGTCAGCCTTTGGGATTGAGCCATGCATCCGCGCGTCGAAGTCACCATTGACGGCCAGCCCGTGGCCGGCACGTTCTATGAACGTCTGAAGTCCATCACCGTGACCGATAAGGAAGGCTTGAAGTCCGACACGGTCGATATCGAGCTTAACGATGGCTCGCCCGATTTTCTGGCCCTGCCCCGCAAGGGTGCCATCATTGCGGTCCGGATGGGCTACGGCCAGAACCTCGGTTCGCTCGGCACTTTCACGGCCGACAAGATCAACGGCTCTTGTCTGCCTTATGGCTTGTCGATCTCCGGAAAGGCCGTGGACTTCCGAAGCGGCAAGCTGAAGGAACGGCAGGAGCGGGCATGGGACAAAAAATCCCTTGGCGATATCGTCTCGCAGATCGCCGATGAAAGCGGGCTGACGCCGGCGATTGATTCCGACCTATCGAAGTTCGTTTATGACTGGATCGGCCAGCAGGACGAAAGCAATCTGCATTTCCTGCGCCGGCTCGCCCAGCGCCATAACGGGCTTTTCTCGATCAAGCAGGGCCGGTTGCTATTCTCAAGGCTGGGATCGGGCAGATCGGCGAGCGGCAACAATATCGGTAGCGTCATCGTCACCCGTGAAATGGTGCAGCTCGGTAGCCTGAAATTCGATATCGGCGACCGCACCAAGTACAGCAAGGTGGTTGCCTACTATCAGGACAGCGACAAGGCGCAGCGCGTCGAAATTGAAGCGGACGCGGATGCGGACGGCGAAAGCGTCTACCGCATTCCGGAGCCGTTTTCCTCGCCTGATGAAGCCGACAGGGCGGCGCAGGCGAAAGCCAAAAGCCTGAAGCGTGGCGAGGGTAGCACATCGGTCACGGTGATTGGCGATACCTCGATCTGCGCCGGCGCTCCCCTGCTCTACGCCGGCATTCGGCCGGGCCTTGATGGGGTGCCCTACATCATCGACACGGCCACGCACAAATATGTCGCGAAAGGCACCTTCACCACCGACATTTCCGGCAAGCTCTACGATGGCAAATCATCGACGGAAGGCGACGATGACGAGGGCGGCGGTTCCTCTGGCGGCGCTGGCGGTTCAAAGGGCGGAACGGAAGGCGGCGGCAAGGTCGCGCCGAACAGCGCACCTGGTACACCTGCAACGCCGGCACACTTCCTGACGCCTCGGCTGGGGCGCACAGACGAAAACTAAATCACTGATCGCCGGCGCAATGCGTCGGCCTTTCCTGTCTGGTCGCATCGCGTGACTTGGCAAAGTCCGGCCTCGCCGGGCGCTTGAACCACAAGGTTCAATCTCTCCCCTCGCCTCCGGGCAATCCTCATCAAAATCGGAGTTATCCTTATGGATGCGACAACGTTTTTCGCATATGCGAGGCGCGCGCCTTTTGGCGGCCGTCTCACGCAGGGCCAGATTGATGGCATGAATGCACTGTTCCGGTGCTGGGAATCTCACAAAATCCCCGGTCCGGACAATCGCCACCTCGCCTACATTCTGGCGTCGGTGTTTCACGAAACGGGCGGCACGATGTTACCGGTGCGCGAAACCTTCGCCTCGACCGACGCCGGCGCTATCGCTGCTCTCGATAAGGCATTTAAGGCCGGCCGGCTGGGGCAGGTGTCCGAAGCCTACTGGCGCAAGGATGCAGACAAAAAGAGCTGGTTCGGACGTGGCCAAATCCAGCTCACACATAAGGTCAACTACGATGCCCTTGGCAAGCGGATCGATGTTGACCTGGTCGGCAATCCTTCGCTCGCCCTTAATCTCGATATCAGCGCAGAAATTGCCATCGTGGGCATGCTGGAAGGCCTGTTTACCGGCAAAAAGCTGCTGGCATATTTCAATCTCAAAAAAGATGATCCGGTCGGTGCGCGCGCCGTCGTCAACGGCCGGGACAAAGCAAAGCTGATCGCTGGTTACTACAAATCGTTCCTTGATGCTTTGGAGGCCGCCGCCCTCGCCTACCATCAGGGCCAGCCCGATGATGTTGCCGAGCGCGATGCGCAGCCGGACAATGTTCCGGCCATGAAAAGCAAGTCGCTCTTGACGATCATCGGCAGCTTCCTCGGCGCTATCGGCCTCGGCGCGGTGGACGATCTGAAGGGCGTTGTTGAAAGCGGCGCAACCCTGTTCGGCGCGATCTCAAATCCGTGGGCCTTCGGAAGCCTGGTCTTTGCCACAACCGGAGCGGTGGTTCTGACGTGGCTTGTCAGTTCCGGCCGGATCACGATCAACCGGAGTGCCGCGCGCTAATGTTCGGACTGGATGCCGGATGGCTGAAAATGGCGGCTGGGGGGCTTTTCTGCGCGTTCGCCCTCACCGCTGGCTCCTATCACCTCGGAAAGCACGAAGGGCGCTCCATCGAGCGCGCAGAGGGCGAGGCGAAGGCCGCAAAAAACGCGCTCCAACGCATCACCAACATGGAGAAAAACAATGCATCGTTCCGCGATCTTTCGCCTCGCCATCGTTGCCTCGCTCTCATGCGCTCTAGCGGGTTGCCTGACAGCGCCTGCGACGACTGAAGGCAGCGGATATCAGATTACGCGCTTTTCAAGTGCGAAGGCGGCCCGGCTGGCTTCGCAGGATGCAACGGCTGGCCCTGCCATCCACTCAAACAACCAGCAGTGCATGAAAGACCCTGCCTGCCGCAAATAGAAATCGTAAGGCTTCAGGGAAGCCAAGGGGCTGAAGGTGGACAAGTTCAACTCGTTCAACGAAATGCTGACCGCATGGGGCGGCGGGGCATTCACAACTATCATTGGCGCACTTGCCGGCCGCTTCATGTGGCACGGCAACGAAGCCAGAAAGGGCAACAGGAAGTTTTTCGGGCGCGAGCTGCTTTGGGAATTTCCGGTGGCCGTGGGTATGGCGCTAATCGGTGAAGGCGTTGCGTCATACCTCGGCATGAGCCAGCCCGCATCAACCGGGCTTATTGCCGCGCTCGCCTATCTCGGGCCGCGCGGAACGGAAGTTCTCTTCCAACGCTGGTTTAGCAAAAAGGTCGCCTGACCTTGCAAGAACAACGGGCCGGCAGGAATCCCCCGCCCGGCCCGTTTCTATAGCTGCCCTCGGGTGGCCGCAGCCTCACGGCTGCAACAGCGGGTGCAGATTGGCGTCATACCCCGCCCGACAACATCAAAGATCATTGCCGCACCCTTCGCCTGCGCAGGCCGGTGCGGTTTGTCAGAAAAGATGGTCTTAGACAAATGCAAAATCTCTTTCAGTTTTCTGAAGTGCGGCCGGTGTCTCCCCCTGCCGCCTATCTCGGCGGCAAAAAGCAGCTCGCCGGCCGGATCGCTGCATTGCTCGAACAAATCCCGCATGATCTCTATGTGGAACCATTCACGGGCATGGGCGGGGTATTCTTCCGCCGTCGCCTTGTGCCTCGCGCGGAAGTCATCAACGATATTTCCGGCGACGTGACGACGCTGTTTCGCATTCTGCAGCGTCACTTGCCCCAGCTGCTGGAGGTGATGAAATTCCAGATTACGTCACGGCGGGAGTTCGAGCGGCTGGCCGCGTGCGATCCCTCGACCTTGACCGATCTCGATAGATCGGCCCGGTTCCTCTATCTCCAGAAGCTGGCCTTTGGTGGCAAAATTTCCGGCCGGACCTTTGGTGTCGATACCACGGGCGGCGCTCGGTTCAATGTCACGCGGCTTACGCCGATCTTGGAGGAAGTCCACGAACGTCTCGCCGGCGTCGTGATTGAATGCCTCGACTGGCGTACGCTCATCGAGCGGTATGACCGGCCGGGCGCAATGTTCTACCTCGATCCGCCTTACTATGGCTGCGAGAACGACTATGGAAAGAACGTCTTCAAGCGGGACGATTTCGCGGAAATGGCCGAACGTCTCGGCACGATCAAGGGCCGCTTCATGATCTCGCTCAATGACCGGCCGGAAGTGCGTGAAATCTTCGGCCGTTATCCAATGACGCCGGTTTCGCTCACCTACACCATCCGGGGCGGCGAAGGCAAAGAAGTTGGCGAAGTCGTCATTCTTGACGGCAAAGAGCCTGCAATCCCAAACCTGCCGTTGCTATGAACAAAAAAAGCCGCTCGGTTACGCCGGGCGGCTTTTTGCGTTTCTGGCGCTGGCTTCGGGAATGACATTCTAATTTCTAGCGTCGATCGCGCGCTCGAGCGGATCCGCGGCAGCAATAAAATTACAAGATTGCGAACGAATGTTTCATGCCGGCGTCTCGGCCGCCGGCGAATGCTGAAATGATTTTCCTTCAGGGCTTTCGTGGCGGCTGATTGATCGGCAACCCATTGAGCGCTGCAATCTGCTCGTATGTGTCCTCGACCTTTGCCGCCGCGACCCGTGGATAATCCGCCCAGCCATTATGCGGCAAGATGGTCTGTTTTACGCCGTCAATATGACTGATAGACCAGCGCCACTTTGTCCTCATGGTGCCGGTGACTTCAAGCATAATGCGGCCGAATGACCGGTCGCCGTCCCATGCACGATAATCTTCATGACCCTCGTTTGGCCACGTTTCGCGCCAGCGGTAGCGCGGTTCCGGTCCGGGATCGTCGGGATATTTCTTCATGCCTCCTGACATGGGTGCCTGACAAATAATTGTAAAGGTTTCGGGCGCAGGCTGGTGTTATGACAAAGCCCCCTCGCCCTCGATCAAAGCCGCTGCTGCGCGATGATGGAAAGCCCATCCAATCGCGCCCGATCCGCAAGCGAAACAAGGCCCAGCCGGCATTGCCGCTGGAGCCAATGCCGGCGCGTGTCGAACCCGCCCTTGCGCTGCTGAAGCAAAAGCCGCCCTCGGGCGATAAGTGGGGATGGGAAATAAAATGGGACGGCTATCGCCTCGCAGTGCACGCCGGCGCGGACGGTGTCCGGATATTGACGCGCGGCGGTTATGATTGGGCTGCACGGTTCCCCGCTATCGAGCAAGCGGCGCGCGACCTCGGGCCGGCTTCTTTCATCATTGACGGCGAAGCGGTCGTCCTGGACGAACAAGGGCGCTCGGATTTTAATGCGCTACAGAACAGCTTGGGTGCCGTGGGTGCGCGTAGTGGCAAGAAGACGGCCGGCAATGCCCTGCTATACGCCTTCGATCTTCTTTACCTCGACGGGCGCGATCTGCGCGAGCTGCCGTATAGGAGCCGCCGCCACCTGCTTGAAGAAATGCTGGCCGGTTTTGAGGGTGCTATCCGAATTTCGGAAGAAGTGGAAACAGACGATCCCGGTTTGATGCTCGACCATGCCTGCCGCCTCGGGCTGGAAGGCATCATCGGCAAGGATCGAAATAGCCCCTACCGGAGCGGAAGAACTGGCGACTGGATCAAGGTGAAATGCGTCCAGTCCGAACCGTTCATGATCGTGGGATATGAACCCTCCCTGTCGGCAAGCGGCGGCTTTGCCTCGCTCTTGCTGGCCGCCTATGACGGCGACGAGCTGCGCTACGTTGGAAGCGTCGGCACGGGATTTAAAGAGCGCGCCGCAAACGAGCTGCGCCGGATGCTCGATAAATTAGCTTGGCGGAAGAAAAAGCCACCTGTGACCTATTCGGGCCGGCGCGAGGTCGTTTGGGTGCAGCCGACGCTTATTGCGGAAATAGAGTTCCGCCAGACGACGCCGGATCGCAAGCTACGTCATGCGGCTTACAAAGGCCTCAGGGAGCGGCAGGATAACGCGGACGTCTACCGGCTTGATTAAATGCCGCCGCTTTTAGTGTAAGCTCCCCTGATGAGCGAATTCAGGATAGAACCGATCACGGTCAATTGGGGTGATTTCGAAACCTATGAAACGGTAACGGACTTGGCCCGCTGCCTGCTCGACAAATGGCCGGCAAGCACGGATGGGCAAGCTTATGTCACTGCGCTCATGGTCTGCTCGGCCGTGCTGGAAAACGGCTTGGATGATCGACCGGAAGATGCCCGCGCGGCGTTTGTTGAGGCCGCCCATGAAGCGCTCCTGTCTGTTTCGCCAGATGATGACCTAGATTTCTAGCGACTATTTTTCTTCATCGGATCGCCGCACTATTCGGCCCCCATGTCGCAGCCGCACGATGCCGTTTATATTTTGCTTGTAGACCTGGTAGGCGGCATTAGCCGCCATGATGTTGCCAGCGCCGGCAAGCTCCATGCATCGAAAGCCCTCGTCTGTGATTTCATCAACGGTGAAGGGAAAGTTTGTGTCGAAGAAAGGCACCTTTTTAGGGTCCGGCAGGTCCACCACATGTTGCTCCTGCCCCACTTCGCAGAAGAAAATGCTTTCCCGGCCGTAGACCCACGCGGTGATCGTTCGCCAGTCAAGCTTTCCCTTCGCCTTGTAGCAAACCTGCCATTCACCTTGATGGCAAATCAGCATAGGCCAGCTTAGCGGCTTCCTGATTGTCGTTTGAATTTCGGGTGATTTAAGGAGCGGCGCGGGCATTGATCCTTCCTTTTTGTTCTATGAATGTTCTCATATGCAAAAAGTGTCAAGCAATCGCCGGTAGACTCCAAGATACAAAAAAGCCGCTCATGAGGGTGAGCGGCTTTCTTGTTGGTCATGGGCTCCGCGTCAGGCAACTTCTAAAGTGGGTACGTCCTTCAGGTCCACGTTATGTTCTGCCTGCCAAGCATCGTAAGCTGCCTGCATCCTGAGCCAGATAGCGGCTCCATCTCCAAACAGCTTGCCTAACCTCGCCGCAATGTTGGGCGATACGGGCTTCTTCTCGTTAACAATATCGTACAGCTGCTGCCGGGAAATTCCCAGCATGTTTGCTATCTCTACCTTCGTCTTCCCAGTCTCCGGGATGATATCATTGAGTAATGCGCCCGGATGAGATGGGCACCGTTTCAGGGGCCTCTCTACCTCATAAGCCATTCTCGTCTCCTATTAGCGGAACAACCAGCACTCTCCATCGTGCTCGTCGTTCGTGTGGCGTTGTTACTTCTGTGGGTTTTTTTTATTTTTAAGCGCCAGCCAGACAAGCGGCGTCTGGCTGGCACTGGTTTCGCTAGTGGTATTGTTCGAAGTCAACATTGTATGCATCGCCATTCAGAAACTCAAATGTGATGCACCATGGGCCGTTGACGTGAACTGTATATCTAGTGGGGTTGAACCCACTTAGAGGGTGAAAATTGAAGCCCGGCAGCCTCATGTCGCTTGGGGATGCTGCTTGCTCCAGGCGGTCTAATCGAACTTTAATGCGTTGATGCATTTTCTGATCGATCTTTGAAGTTTTGCCTGTCTCAAATAGCTCGCTTAACCCCTTGTCCTTGAAATCCTTAATCACTTGCCATCTCCGTCATGTCCTAAATCACCATCTTGAACCCTTTCTCTTGTTGTTGATCACAAGGTCAATGTAAGCTTTTTGCTTACACTATGCAAGGGGTGATGTAAGTTTTTTGCTGACAAAGATTTTTATACGACCGCTATGCGGGTTCGTCTGGATAGGTTGCGCCTTTGCGGCGTTCGCCTGTGGTATTGTGCATCCATGCTATCGGGTGGTCCACTTCGTGCCAGAAGACTGGCGACCACTCCATTCCGCAATTGGATAAGTCGTATTTGACCTCCATACCGCTCGCCAGAGATTGGAGCTTGATACGCTCTAGAACTTTCGGCCACTCGCTATCTGCGATTTCTTGGAGCCGCCTAATGGCGTCTTGGTCGATTTGGAATGAACCTTTGAATTCCACGCTGCGCCTCTCCCAATACGGCCTATCAACCGCCCTGTTTTGTGAAAAATACGTCACCATACCTACGAATAGCTCCCCATCGTTGAAGCATGGTGCGCTGCCGCCACTCGCCATACAGAAGCGAAAGCGAAATTGGCCGCGTCATTGCAAGATGTAGTAGCCGCCGCATTCCTGCCGAGGAAACACGATGGCTGCGACCGGTCAGAACCTGACACTCTCTCACCATCTGTTCAAAAGTGTTTTCGTATCGGGGTGTTCCAAGCATAGCGCTCGGCAGCGCGTTTGCTGCCATTGCCGCCCAAAGAAAATAGCTTTTAGGCTTTTCTGGATCGACCATTCTTCACTCTCTCCTAGCTTTGTAGAGTGCCCATGCTTCTTCTATGATTACGCCCTGCACCACGCCTCGACGAGCCGCTTCCTCGGCGATCTCGTCCGAAACGTGAGGCAGTACCTTAGCATGCACCTGGCCGGTGCGCTCGCTCTTCCTTCGGCCGGGCTTGCCGCGTGGTGATCGGTCAACAAACCCCCTCGCCTCACCTGCTGCGTCGGCTTTGGCGATGGCCGCTTCGGTTGCTGCCTTTGGGGTGCGCTTCAGTGCGCCTAGATCAAGTTTGAAATCGGTCATTTCAGTGCCTCCGTCAGACGTTTGTAAACAGCCATGGCGAATGCCTCGGCGTTCTCGATTGCAGATGACATGTTGCCTTGCTTTGTTTCCATCGAATGCAGGTCACCGCCGAACTCGAACAAAGCCGAGAATGCGGCGCGTTCCATGAGGGGCGGTTCCACGATGTCTATTCCCCCTTCCTTCAAAGAGGCTTCAATCCCGTTTTGCTGCTTCGAACGAATGGCGCGTGTCATTGTGAAAACAACCGCATGCGCTATCTCCCGGTTTATGGCTTCTTCCTCTTCCGCGATGAGCTGGAGCGATTGCGCACCGATAGTGGCGTCTAGGATGGTGGCTCGCATAGGGATTAACACCAGGTCGGCTTGCGATATAGCGCGCGAAACCATGCGCGAGGCAACGCCTTCAAGGTCAACAATGACAACCGCGCCATCGACGTCGTGTTGTTTGATCGTCTTCACGATGCTTGATTCCGTGACATCGGTCAGCGCTTGAATGTTACTGGGCAAGGTTCCCTTCCCTGCCCATATGCTCAATGAGTGATTGGGGTCGCAGTCCAGCATTGTGACGGGCACGCCTTTGCGGGCAAGCTCGGTGCCCAGCAGGACAGCGGTGGTTGATTTTCCTGCGCCGCCTTTAGATGAGGCGATAACGACAACGGGCATGGTAGAACTCCGGTTTAAATAATTATCTGGTTTATTCAGATACCCGGTAAAAGTTGATATCGGATTAATTTTTAAATCCGGTAACTGAACTAACCGGATATAATTATGAATCCGGTTTGTACGTCAATCGGGTATTTAAACTAATCCGATTTAAAAATTAATCAGATTAAGAGTTGAACCCGGTTAAAATTCGAACCGGGTATGCGCCTAAATCCGATATGCCAAGTGATGAAAGTAAACAGAGACTTAATTTTCAACCTGACGAAAGCGCCACGCATTAACAATGCTTTGACCCCTCGCGCTCGCCGCTCGCAGGATGCTCAAAACCGTCCGGTTATAGACAGGGCAGGGCGGTTCTGCTCAAAAGTGCCTATCCCGACTTTCTTGCATGCTCAAAAAGAACGGGACACTTTTGAACAGGGAAACAGCTATGTCGCGCACGTTCGCTTATGTCAGAGTGTCAACCACGGGACAGACGGTCGAAAACCAGATTACAGAAATCTCGGCCGCTGGCTTTTCGGTCGAGCCGCGCCGGATCATATCCGAAACGATTTCGGGCAGTACGCCGGCTGCTAAACGACCTGGCTTTATGAAGTTGCTCGACCGGATGGAACCGGGCGACGTGTTGATCGTCACGAAGCTGGATCGCCTCGGCCGTGACGCCATCGATGTCAGCAGCACGGTCAAGATGCTCGCCGAAAACGGGGTGAGGGTGCATTGCCTCCAGTTGGGCGGCCTCGATCTCACCAGCTCGGCCGGCACCATGACAATGAACGTTCTAAACGCCGTCGCGCAATTCGAGCGGGATTTGAATATTGAACGCACGCAAGCAGGCGTGGCGAGGGCGCGCGAAAAGGGAAAACGTTTCGGCCGGCCGCCCGCCCTGACGGATCGGCAAAAACAGGTGGCGCTTGCCGATCTGGCGGCCGGAACCAGCATAGCCGCAGTGGCCCGAAAATTCGGCACCAGCCGCCTGACAATCTCTCGCCTTAAAGGTGCATCGCAAGACGCTGCTCCGGGCGATTTGGAATAATATTCCCTTCAAGATTTCCCCTTGCGACCTCTCATAAGCCAAGAAGCCTATCCGGGCGTCTGAACGGTCCTGAAACTGCGTATAGGTTGCCGCCGAACCGCACTTTAACGCGGTTCGGAACCGCCGCAGGGCCGCGATAGCGGACCGAACAAGCGGCGTCCGCTTACTAATCCGCAGGATTATAAAAATCAGGACCGGATTCAGTTCTTTCAGTGAACTCACGCTCATTCAAAAGCTTTTCGGCCTTTCGTGCCTCCAAATTTTTGCGGATGCGCTCGATGGCAGGGTTCGCGGTAGCCGGCTGGGTGTAGTGAAACTGCATCTGCTTTGCTGCCGGCGTCTGGCGGCCTTCCTCGGCCCGTTCTGCGCGGTTCTTTGCTGCCCGCTCCACATAACCCGCCAACTGCTCGGCGCGTACCCGGTCCTCTACAGTCTCCCTTAGGCGATCTGCCGGCGAAAGGCTGTCCATGTGCGCCTTGATGGCGTCTTGGCGTTCCTGACGGGCCTGTGCAGCGTCATCGGGCAGGGGCGCGGCCTTCCTCGCATACTTGCCAAGAAGCGCCTTGGCGCGCGCCGGCAGGCTCAAGCGGTAGGCGTTGCTTGTCTGCTGCACCTGCGGGCCTGCGCCCTCGTTGCCGGTTGGGATATAGCGACGCAACCAATCAACAAAGCCGTGGGTGCGAAGTGCATCGAGCGCGCGGCATACCGCAGCTCGGGCGCGGCCGATTTTTTCCATGATAGTGCTGATGGACGGATCAAGCCGGCCGTTCCCGAAATCAACCAGATTGGTGAGGTAGTCCAGCACTTCAAGCGCGACATGACCGAGCGGGCCGGTGCGCTTACCTGGCTGTTTCATTGCCAGCTCATACTTGCGCGCGGCAAGCAGGATTTCGCGGGCTTCGTGTCGGGGCAGGGGCTTCCAGAATACCGCCTCGCACTTGCCCTTCAGGCGGGAATTTCTGCGCACAGGTGCGCCGGTTCGTCTGGTGCCGGATTTCGCCTGCACCGCGCCAATCTGCTGGAACATGGTTCCTTTGTCCTCTCTCAAGAGGGCATGGACAGCAGACAAAAAATCAGCGCTCCCGCAAGCGCTAACATCTTGCGAGTTCGTTAATTCTGAACTATCTTGAGACTGTTCGACGGTTCTCAAGATCGTTTTGTCTACTTATCCAAAAAGCCCCCGCCTCGCCAAAGGTGGGGCTTTTTATTTTATGCCCTTGTTTGTTCTAAATAAAACCTGACGGCCTCTTCCAATATCGGGGCGCGGGACGATGCCCCGCGTTCCTGTTTGATCCTGTCGATTGCTGCAACCAGCTCGGCGGGCATGTAGGCACTAACCTCCGCGCGACCTGCGGCGGCTTGTCTTTCCCGATGAGCTGCAACTCGTTTACTGATGGGTGCGCGTGTTTTTTGCATGATGGTTACAGGTAACAGTGATTCCGTGTGATTCTGCAAGCGGCGTCACAAAGTTTCCTCGGTGATGGCGTTCGACGCTGGCAACACCCGGCATCTTTAATTAGGGCGCGGGTCGCCTTTGGTCGGTGACAAGGCCTGTGTTACCAGTGCCTCGATCTTCGTAAGGGGTACTCTGCCGCTGGCGATGCTGGTAAGCTTGGCGACGAACCACATGCGTTGGTCTTGGTAGCTCGTCGCGAGCGCGGCCATTGCTGGATGTTCAGCAATCAGGTTTTTCAGATGCGCCTCAAGCGTGGCAATGTCCTGCTCTATGTAAGCTGCCGGAAGCTTGGCATTAGCGAGGGCAGCTCTGAACGCTGTGAGCGCGCTCATGTCACTTTCGCCATGGCCAAGTTCGGTCCCCCGATTGTCGGTGATAATCGCCCCATATAGTGGTTCGCCTGCACTGACTTTCCCCTTGGCAACGTGCCAATATAGTTCGGGATAATCCCGCTCAAACCCGGCGATGGTTGGCGCCAATTCATGTGCTTTTGAAAGCTGTATGTACCCTTCCTGAATATCGAGCGCGATAGTGCGCATGCGATGTGCCTCAGCACTATCAAGCGTACGCTCGGCGACGAGAGATTCGAGGTACTCAATTCGGGCAATCATCATGCCGACAGTGTCAGGGTTGGCGGCGGCTATGAAGTCGGCAAGCGTCCCCACGTAATTCTTGGAGACGTGATTGACGCGGGCAATCCACTGGCGGCCGAAGCCGTGACCATCATCTCCCACAACATCGGTCGGCTCCACTCGCACTGACTTGTTGCCGAAGTGCGGGCGCTCATCGGCCTTCCACTGATACTTCAGCAGATGGGGCGGAATGCCCGCAAGCGCGGCCTTCAGGTTGTTAAGTCGATCCGGAAGTGTTCTCGACTTCTCAACCACAATGCTCGCCATATGATCATGAAACCGGGGGAAAGGTTTCCAAGCGGCGTTTCTGATTTGCTCCATGAGCGCATCAAACTCGCGGCGGATTTCTTCACGACCTTCCGGTGTGTCGATCTCGGGCCAGCGCTGGGCAATGAACTCATCTGTAACAGGGTGATTAGTCATTGGGTGGCTTCCTTGTTGCGAGCGACATCGCACTTTCTCAAATGCTCGACAGCGGCGGTGCGATAATCGTCACCGTGCTTTAGGAGAAGCTTGATAAGCCAATGTAGAACATGGGCTTGCTCGTCTTCAGCTCGATGTGGAATCGCCTCGCCGCCAGCGCGCAGCAATTCGGCTATCTGGCCGGTTTCCCAAAGCATCTTGGACAGCACCGTTTTAAGATCGCCCGTCAGCTCATCAGGGTACGTCAGGGGCGTGCCGTTGTTCCTCGGGTTCGGTCGGCTCAAGATAGCTTGCACTTCATGGGCTGCGCGCAAGGTCGTATCTGAAAGCAGGCCGCCATTCCCGCCCTTTCCCATGGTGCCGTTCATGTCATGCTCGACGGCTTTGGCGAGTTTGCGGGCGGCGGCTTCGAGTTCCTGCGCGAAGTTCTTCATTCGAACCTCACGCCGGTTACGGCGAACGCACCGTCTTCGTTAGCATTTGTTGTTTCGTAAACTGGTTGACCGTCCACGCCGGCTTCATCGGCCTTTTTCAGCCAGAAATGGGCAAGGCCCGCGCCGCCGGCGTTGTCCAGATATTCCGTGATGGTGCTGCCGTGGCAGGGAAACGCCTCGCAAATTTGCTTCTCTGCGGTAGGTGCCAAAGCGAACAGGTCGTGATGGCCTTCAACGTAGGCCATCCAAGGCTCGCCCTCGCCGCCATCGCTGTAGAGGGCGTGCCATTGAAGTTTTTTAGTCGTGGTCGCTTCCATCATCGGATCGCCTTTCAGGCTGCTGAGGTTTTCGGGGTGAGGGCAGGGGCGACGGGGCGGGCGTTATGCTCGATGCTGTCCAGAAAGCGGCCGGTCTTGCGTTTGCCGGCTCGGATCATGCTGTGGTCGGGGTCCAGCTCGTCGCACCACATGGGCTTATGCCAGTGCTCCCATTCCTCGCCAGTCCACTCCATCCAATCATACCGGCTGATTTCCGGGTCATCATCGAGTGTGACCGAGCCGAGCTGGGGCACGTACTCGCCCCATTGCTTGAAATGGAAGGCAACGCCGGCTTCCGCGCACTGGTCGCGCAGGCCGCGAACCCAATCCGGATGCGCCGGCCGCGCCTTGTGTTCGCCTTGGTCGGTTTCGCCGCCGGCAATTACCCACTGAATGCTGTGGCAAAGGCCGACATAGTCTCGGCCGTTGTGGACATTGGATGTGCTGGGCATGTCGTTGTCTTCCGGCCGCATCCAGACTTTGCCGCGCAAAGCGTCGGTATGATATTTGGATGCCTGGTATTCCTTGAACGCCGTCAGATCGACGGGGCCAATAAGCGGCTCGCATGACAGGAACAGGAAGAGCGGGCGCGTCTTGGCGTGCCATAGATCGACGCTCGCCTGCAGCAATGCCGGCACGTTGATATTCGCCCGCGGTTGATCCTCAACCGTGGTTCCGATCGCTGCATTTTCCGGCAGTCCACCGGCCTTTTCGGCCATCTTGGCAATGTTCATCGGACGCTTCGTCAGCAACAGCCAGACGAGGTGAGGCGTGGCGCGGATAAGATCGAATAGATCCCGGCGCCATTCATCCGGGACGGCGTTATCGAACACGTCAGCGAGCGAAGCGCAGAACACAAATGGGCGCGTGCCTTCCTTTGCGGCCTTGGCGTTCCATGCAAGCGGCTTGCGCCAGTTAGTGGCGCTGGTGCGGACGCGGGTGCCGTTGCCTTTGCCCGGCCCGCCCCACTCGGCGCGGTGCATGCGGGTTTCCATCAGGTGGGCAGCGTAACAGCCATCACAAGCCGGCGCGATCCGCGTGCAGCCAATCCAAGGATTGAACGTCATGTCTGCCCACGAAATGTTCGTTGTTTCAGCCATGGGAAACCTTCTTCAAAAACTTGATGCTCTTGATCGCGCCGGGGCGTTGTCGCTCGGCCTGTGCGCCTGCCAGAACCGAAGTGGCGGCTGTTGTCGTCAACGTCGCGCCGTCGCGATAGGTGACGCGGAAAAGCGATCTTGGCTTCCGGCTGGGGCTGGCATTCATTTGGAAGTCGCTCGGTGCTGGGGTTTTGGGCATGGCCTGTCCGTCTATTCGGGAAACCGCACCTGCCTGCGCAGGCGAAGGTGCGGAAACCGGAAGGGGCGTTAGGCCGCTTCGCGACGGGCGAGGCGGCCGGCCAGCTCGCGGGCCTCCTCGCCGTACTTTTTGATCTGTTCGCGGGTGAATCGGTCGGCGATATCGTTCTCGGTGCAACCTTCGCCAAGGCCCAAAATTGCATCCGCCATCTTGTTGATGATCTTGTTCTCTTCCTGCGAGCGCTGTTTCATGCCTGGTTCTCCATCCTGTTGAGGTGGATGGGCGGCATGACATTTCGAGGAAAGCCGCCCATCCGGGAACCCTTCTGCCGTGAGGGGGCTCAACGGTTCGGGATGGCGGGAATATGTCGATAAACGACAATCAAAGTCAAGCAACCGAATGTCGATTTTCGACAATACATAAGGAGAACAAAAAAAGACCTATGTCGATCAATGACATAGGTCTTTGAAAAATTCGGGTGCTGTGGTTGGTTGCTTTACGTCTCGCGTTGTACCGAGAACGTCACTCTACCTACGATCCTCACGATGTCGTTATCGCCGCCGCTCAAGTCGATGGGCTGCTGGTGACGGGGATCATTCGATTCCGGCAGCAACCAGAATTTCCCTTCGTCATCCTTGAACAGCGTTTTCACCGTGGCTTCGCGCAAGCCGTCTGCACGCTCTCGCTCCACGATGTATCTTTTGCCGGGGATAGGGGATTCTCCCGTTTCCATCAGGCTGGTGTAAAGACTGCCGAACCTTCGGCATAACGCTTATTCATAGACGGTCCGCGCGTTTCCGCGCCATAAAGCATGACATTCTGAAACTCTGGATCATTTGGAACGATTACGTCATAGCAATCGTCTTCATGCCAGAGCAGTGATTCTGCCCATTCCCCCGCCTGCACATGCTGACGCACCCTAACCGTCCGCACATTGCCGTGGCTGGCGATCAGTTCGGCCGGCTGCCTGTGGAAAAACTCGGCCAGCTTTTCTATCTTGGAAAGGGTTAACTGCGTCTTGCCCGTTTCCAGCCGGTTGTAATTTTCAGTAGTGATATCAAGCACCGCAGCCGCTTCCGCCTGCGTCTTGCCACTCATTTCCCGGATTTTTCTGATCTGATTTGTCATGGTTTCTTTATAGCGATTTTCGACAAATGCGGTATGTCGGTTTTCGACAAGTATTTTGATTGACATTTATTGTCGTTTATCGACATATTCCCGGCCATGCGATTGAAAGAGTGGCGACTGACGCGCGGAAAGACCCTGGCTGACATGGCGGCGCTTCTCGGTATCGAGAGGGCGCGCACCTATCAGCGTTACGAGGACGGGGAAAATCGCGCCGATGCTCACTTGGTCGAGCGCATCCGTGATGTGACCAACAATGACGTTGCCGTCATCGACATGCACAACCAGCGTCTTGAATGGTTGAAAGCCAATCGCTCGGACCTGTTTTCTGAACCGGCAGGTGCCGCAAATGAATAGAGCGGGCACCACCATAGTTTCCAATCGCGCGGCCTTTCCTCCCGGCCTGCTGCGGCCCGCGCCGGGGCGCAATCTCACTGATGCTCTGGCGCGGGTTTCTAACTTTGTTTCGCATCGGGTGATCTCCAAAACTCTGTAGCTGTCACCTGAATACGCCGCCTGCGAACGGCATTCACGGAATCATTTCCAGATTTTTTTTCCTTGCTTTTGTGGGGTCTCTAAGTGCGTCAGAATTCCAAGATTTTTGAAAGTGCTCTCAAGGCTAATACGCAGGCAGCATATGATGCGGTCGGCGGAACATCTTCCGCCTCCGGGTTGCTCGGCGTCGGCATTTCCGCGTTGTCGAAATACGCATCGCAAGACGAGCAGTGGAAAGAGAATTTCATTCGAGTTGATCTTGCTGTCGATCTGGATCGCAGATCGCCGCACCCGTTCATCGTCACCACGATGGCAAGGGAGCTGGGCTTTGCGCTGGTCCGTGACGATCTGCCGGAAGGGGATGATGTCAAGCTCTGCCCGCTGAGCCTGCTCAAGCTTGATCGCGTACTCGACGATGTGGTCGATGAGGTTGCGAACGCACTGTCGGACGGCCATGCGGATGCTTACGAGCGGAAGGAAATCCGCAAGCGAATTGCGTCCGCAAAGATCGCTTTGGCCCGCCTCGACGCGATGATGATCGGCGGTGACGAATGAAGCCCGCTCGCAACTCACCGGCCACCCGGATTTTCCAGAAGCCACTTAGCAGGCTGGATCGGCAGTTTCTTTTCATGCTGCGCGATGTGGCGGGCGGAAAGATGAGCCTCATTCGCATCTATGATCGCGACCGTGCCAAGGCGTGCACGGAGGCCGGATATTGCCGGATCGAAGAACCGAAGACCGGGCCAGCCCGCGTCTATCTGAAGGATAGCGGCCGGCGATATCTCGATGTCATCGTGAGGGCTGACTGATGGACGGTCCAGATCGGCTTCCTCCCCCAAATCCAGAAAAGGCCGCGACGATGCGGCGCTTCGATGCTCTCCCGGTCGATGCTCGCCGCGCCATTTCTGGTGCGGCTTTCCAGTTTCATCCGCAGGCGGCCGAAAAGATGCTCGCGCGCGGAATGAGTGGCAAGCGCGTCGCCGAAAAGCTGAAGGCGTCGGATCACGGGAACTATGTTCGGACGGAGCCTAGCCGATGATCCTCGAACCAAAGAAGAAGATTGCCGTCGCCCGGCACATTGAAAAGATCATCATCGGAACCCGGCTGCGCAATCTGGATGAAGCCAAAGTGCTTTCGTTCATGGATTCAATCAAAGCGGTTGGTCTTAAAACCCCTATCACGGTGTATGGCGATGAGGCGGATGCGACGGTTCGCCTTAGCGCCGGCGGTCATCGTCTGGAAGCGTGCACCAGGTTGGGCATGTCAACCATTCTTTGCTTTCATGAGCAGGGCGACGACACGGATCGCGAGCTATGGGAAATTGACGAGAACCTCATCCGCTCCGATTTGAGTGTCGCCGAGCGCGCTTTGTTCATGGCTCGGCGCAAAGAGCTGCATCTCATCAAATACCCGGAAACGGCCAAAGGGGTTGCGCAGGCTCTGGCCTCAAACGCAGCGCAGGGACGTGGCGGACAAGTTGTCCGTGACGCCAAGTCGTTTGCCGCCGCAACTGCCGAGGCGACTGGTAGGGATGAACGTTCCATCCGGCGCGATGTCGAGCGTGGCGAAAAGATTTCCAAGTCCGCAATTCAGCAGCTCATCGGCACCCGACACAACAACGGGGTGACGCTCGATCATCTTAAAAAGATTGAGACGCCCGAAGCGCAGGAAAGCTATGTCCGCGCGCTACTCGCTGCTGACAGGGCGGTGAAGGCGGAAAACAAGGTCGTTCGCAATGCCGAGCGCGCAAGTAGTCGGGCGTCACGCCTTCGGATGATCAGCCTGATTGCTGAGCAGGGCCGCAGGTCCACGGCCGAAATGCCGCGTGCGGCGTATTCGGTTGGTTATGCTGATCCGCCATGGAAGCAAGAGGCTTGGAGCGACGAAACCGGGCAGGACAAGGGGCTTCCTTATCCTCCTATGCCGGTAGAGGAAATCAAGGCGCTCTGCGCTGGCGACAAGTCGCCGTTTACACGCGATGCGGTGCTTTATCTTTGGGTGACCGCCAATCGCCTGCCTGACGGCATCGCCGTGCTTGAAGCTTGGGGCTTTGAGTACGTCACCTGCATGGCTTGGGACAAGGTCAACATCGGCATGGGTCGATGGGTTCGGGATCGTCACGAGCTGCTGTTGATAGGAAAGCGCGGCTCCATTTCGATGGCTCCTTTAGAGGGCACCCAGCCAGCCAGCCTACACTGTGAGGCCAAGACCGAGCATAGCCGCAAACCGGTATGGTTCGCCGAGCAGATTGACCGGCTGTGGCCTAATCTGCGCAAGCTTGAACTTTTTCAGCGCAAAGACAGTCTGGCCGAAAGCGATATTCGACTCAACGGCCTATGGGATTTTTGGGGCAATCAAGCCGGCGCGCCGGAAGGCGGTGCGGCATGAACGCTCATGTTGGTGCACTTTTCGCAAGCACGCTTTTGGCGGCGACGCCTGCCATCGGCCCAAATGGACCGTACATCATAGACAGCTTCGCGGGTGGCGGCGGCGCTTCGACGGGCATTGAGCAAGCGCTTGGCCGGTCGCCAGACTATGCCATCAATCACAATGCTCTGGCGCTTAGGCTGCATGAGGAAAATCACCCGGACACAATTCACCTTTCGGAAAACGTCTACAAGGTCGATCCGCTAGACCATCTGCGCGGCAAGCATATTGGACTGGCGTGGTTCTCGCCTGACTGCAAGCACTTCAGCAAAGCCAAGGGCGGCAAGCCTGTAGAGCGGAATATCCGTGACCTTTGCTGGATCATTCCCGGCTGGATTGAACGCATCCAGAAAAGCGGCGGCAAGGTCGATGTCGTCATGATGGAGAATGTCGAGGAATTTAAGGATTACGGCCCGCTCATCATGACCCCGCGCGGCCTAATGCCTGATCCTGAAAAGAAAGGGCAAAGCTATCGGAAGTGGTGCAAGGCCATCCGCAAGCTTGGCGGCAAAATGGAAAGCCGCGAGCTGCGCGGGTGCGACTATGGCGCGCCGACGATCCGTAAGCGGTTGTTCATCATCATTCGTTTTGACGGCCAGCCCATTGTATGGCCGGTGCCAACGCATGGCCGTCCGGATGATCCGGAAGTAATTGCCGGCCGCAAGCTCCCGTGGCCTATCGTGGGTGACTGCATCGACTACAGCATTCCTTGCCCTTCAATCTTCGACACGACTGCAGAAATCAAGGAAAAGCACGGCGTGCAAGCCAAGCGGCCCCTTGCTGACAATTCCTTGGCTCGGGTGGCGCGCGGCTTTGACAGGTTTGTGTTGCGTGCCGGTCGGCCATACCTGGTGCAGGTCGGATACGGTGAGCGGGCAGGGCAAGCGCCACGCTGCATGTCAGCTGATCAACCATTAGGAACCGTTGTTGCCGGTAGCGGCAAGCATGCCTTGGTCGCGCCTGTGCTGACTTACGCCCAGCAGGGAGGGGCAAACCGTTCTGTTCGGACGCCCGCGCATACCATCACTGCCAGCGATAAGGATCAAAACGCCGTCATTTGCGCGTTCATGGCCCAGCACAATAACGATAGCCGACGCATCGGCGGAGTAAATCCGGGCCGTCCGGCGTCCGCGCCTTTGTCGGCCGTCACCCAAACTGGAAGCCATCAACAACTCGTTGCCGCTTACGTGGCGCGGGATTTCGGAACCTCTACCGGCCACAGCATGAAACAGCCTTGCGGCACTGTAATGCCGGAAGGGCAGGGCAAAAGCCGTCTGATACTGCCGTTCCTTCAATCCTATTACGAGACTGGCGAAGGTTCGCGCGGCGATGAGCCGATGCGGACCGCGACTTGTAAGGCGCGCCACGCTCATCTTGAGGCAGAAATTGGCATTCCGCCATTCACGGAGGCGCAAGCAGCTCGCGCGCGGCAGGTGGCGGATTTCATGCGGTCCCATGGCCTTTGGGATGATCGCGAGTTCGTCACGCTGGATATCGACGGCCTGACATTTGTTGTTGTCGATATCGGCATGCGTATGCTCACGCCCCGCGAGCTTTACACGGCGCAGGGCTTCCCGGCTGATTACAAGATCGATGGTTACTACGATCGCTCGCAGATAGGCCATAATGGCGGCCCGGCGTGGGTTCCATTCACGAAGGAAGTGCAGATTTCCTGTGTTGGAAATAGCGTTTGCCCGCCCGTGGCAAAAGCACTCGCGGCGGCAAACTGCAATCACCTCGCGGTCAAGGCGGTCGCCGCATGAGGGATCATCAAGCCGAACAACGGAAGGTTGATCGGGTTCGCTACCTCGCGGACCGGCTGGCCGGCGATAAATGGGTTGTCGAAACCGACGATGACCGGGTGCACCTGGTCTCGTTTCGCCACATGGACGAAGCGACCATTATCGCAACCTTCAGCAAGGATGCCTTGTCACACGAAATCGAGCTGGTCGCGCTCGGCCTCGATGTCGCTCGACTGCTTCTCGATGTTGGTGAAAGGGCCGGCAAGATCATCGCCGCCCTGCGCCGCGCCTTGGGCCATGAGGACCGCAAGGAACGCGAAAAGAACTACGCGGCCAATGCAGCCATTACGGCGAAAGAACCATCGTTCTGGCGCTTCCTAGAGGCCACCACGGCGGGCGGTCAGGTCCGAACGCAAACGGCGGCCGATACGCGGCTGAAAAGCGTTCTCGCGATCAGTTCCAAAAATCAACTCAACGAAGACACGCAAGCGGCCCGCAGATGGCTCGATCTGCGCCGCGCTTACGAAAACTGGAAAGGGTGAAATCGAGCATATGTCGGGGATTAAGGACAGAAAATGAGCGAAAACAGAACACGAAAGGAGCAATCGCGGATGTGGCGGTGGCGTTGGGCAATCGGTAATTCCGATCTGCCGGCGACGACGCGCGACGTTCTGCGCGTGCTCTCCGAATTCATGAACCGCGAGGGCGACCGTTGCTTTCCTCCCATTGGCGACCTGGTCGAAAAAAGCGGGCGTGACCGCAAGACAATCCGGATTCATCTGCGTGCTGCCGAAGAAAAAGGCTGGTTGCGGGTGGAAAGCGCTGGGATGAAGGGTCAAAAATGGCGTCAAAAGAAGTACGTTGCACGCTGGCCAGACGGCTACAGCCATCCAGAATTGTTGCAGCAAGGTGGCGGCGTCATGCCCTCACCTTATGACGATGCCAGCACTGGCGAGGTGGGGGAATTGCGCCCCGAAGCTGGGGGCGCTGCGCCCCATAAGCTGGGGGCAGAGCGCCCCCTCTATAATAACTCTCCACTTACCTCTCCAATTAACTCTCCAGAAAGAGGCGCGGGCGAGCGCGCACTGACGCCGACAGAGCGAAAGCGGATAAACCGCGAGTTTGAGCGGTGGAAACCGACTTGGCCGCGCCACGAAGATTACAGCCGTGACGAGGCGAAAGCGGAATGGGACAAGCTGGCTGACGCGGATCGGCGTGACTGCATCCGTTTGACGCCATCGTATCTCAGGTGGATTGAGGGCAGGGTGAAGCCCTACAGCCCAGCCATCTACTTGCGGAAAAAGGCATGGAAAGAGCTGCCACCCGCGAGTGGTCCGGTCGCGAAAGTGCCGGCAAAATCATTTTCCAATCTCTGGATGGCGACATGGCTCGAAATGCTTTTGACGGCCTCAAACCAGCCAATCCGGTTAGCGCCTATCGAAAAGATCATGGTCGATTCCGGCCAAAAGTCTTTTGAGGAAATCAGCCGCAATAAGCTGATTGACTACTGCGCAAGCGTTGTCGAGGGGATGCTTTTTGCGGCCAGACGGCGCGAGCCTTGGCGATGCTCCACGTTTTTGGAGCCGGTTTCCGAACGGTTCCAATGGGTCGCGCCTGATAGCGAGCTGCTGGCGGCGTGGAAGCGTCTGCACGAACGTCGATGCTGGCCATGGTTCTCATGGGTGCCGCCTATGGGAATGCGCTTTCCGCCCGTCGATCCGGACGAAACCAATCTCGATACGGCTGTTGAGGCCGCTATCACCGAATTTGAAACACAGATTAGCAAGGTTTGACGCGGATGCGGGGAAAGAAATCAGGGGCGCAAGTGGACGTTTGCGCACAAAACGAGCCATCGGAATGGCAAAAAAGGCGCATGACGCGACGGCTGCGACTTGCAATCCAGCAACTCAGCGCCGCCGCCATGGCGCGTTTCGAGGATGAGCCGACAAGGGCAAAATGGTTCTGCATGGCGGTCTTTGGAGGCCGGGAACTGACGCTTGAACAAAACCTCAAAGATGCCGGCGTTGACGTTTTCGTGCCACGCGAGCGTTGGACGGCTGTGAAAAAAGGGGTGAAGGTCGAAGGCGAAAGCGCGCTTCTGCCCGGTTACATGCTGGTTAGGGTGCTGCCCTCGGCCGAAGCGTTCTTTGGGCTGAAACTGCAAGAGGGCGTGGTGGATTTCGTGGGCGGTTCCACGGGCTATTACGAAGTCCGGCTGGCTGATGTTACGAAGCTGAAGGCCATCTGCGACACGAACGATGTAAGCCGCATGGCCGTTGATCGTTCGATAGGGCAGGGCAGCAAAGTTCAAATCACCCACGGGCCTTTTGCCGGTCATGATTGCGTCGTGGTGCAGGTAACAGCCGCCAGAAACGCCAGAGCAACCGTTTGGATTGAGGCTTTTGGGGATCGTTTAAAGCCCGTCACACTGCCGCTTGCATTTCTGAAAAAGGTGTGAGAGTCATTTGGGCAACGGATATTTCGGATTCGCCACCCTCATATGCCAGCGCTAGACGCTGCCAAAGCTAACCAGACGGTTACAGGGAACAGGCGATCCGGAACCCAGCCTTGCCGGCCTCGCTTCTGAGGCATCGAGTCAGGGTCGGTGCGATAGCTATGTTTTCAGAAGGCGACCTTAACCGGTCGCCTTTTGCGTTTGTATAGGGGTAATTTCCCGGAGGCACGGCCATGTCTGGTGTTTTGACGATCAAATGGGCCGACAGAAACCTTGCCAAGTACGGCAAGCGCCTTCAGGCGCTGAATGCGCAATTCCCGAAAGTCTTGCCGCGCATCGTCAACCAGGTGGGCAACCGCTCGAAAACGGTTGTCATCCGTGAGCTGACGAAACAGACCGGCTTGCCAAGGCAGGTTATCGTCAAGGCTATTGGCAATCCTGCGGCAGCTCGGCCCGGTCGGTATGTCTACGATATGACGACGCGGGGCGGAAACATTCGCCTCAAGTATCTTCGGCCGAAGGAAACGCCGGCTGGCGTGGTGGCAAGGCCATTCGGCAAGGCAACGCTTTACCCCGGCACTTTCATGCGGGGCGGCTTGTTCCCGGATCGCAAAGAGGTTCCGAAGTTCAACGGGCACGTTTACTACCGGCTGAATTCGTCGGGCAGTAAAATCACCTTCGCGCGGTCGGGTGTCTTCATTCCCGTGGAAATGTCCACGGGCGCAACAGCCGCCGCCTTCCATCGGATCGCCGCGCCGCTCCTCGATCAACGTGTCTCGGCGGTGCTTGATAAGCTGGTCCCGTGACCCTTCGACCCTGCCCCCTTTGAGGGGCGGCACCCCCCACCCCCCCCCATTTAGGGACCGTATTCGAAGAAAATCGACCATACGGGACAGGGGTACTGCGGGATTTCACTAGTTGCACTTTCGAAAAGCGGTACACGCATACACGCACGATGCACGCACGCTTGCACGGATGGATTTGATGGACGAAGACTGGATTTCCATCACCGAAGCGGCGGCGCGATTGACGCAATCCGGCGACAAGGTGGACCGCTCGACGCTCTCCCGTTACCTCAAGCAGCACGCGGAAGCGTTGCCGCTTCGCGAAGACGGAAAGTCGAACAAGGTTGATTACATCGCCCTGGTCGAACATCGGTCTGGCAACATCCGCATCCGCTCTGCCCCGGCCGGGACGCTTTTCAGTAGCGTGGCCAGTCCGGCACCTGCCTCGGGCAGCATCCAAAGCCGCAACAAAACGCAAGCCGATGGCAGCGCGCGCAAGGCGCTCGCCGAAGCGGAGCTGAAAGAAATGGACCTCGCCAAACGGCGGGGTGAACTCACCACCGTCGATGAAGTCGATCAGGCCGGGCGCGATGCGGTTGCCCTGATGCAAAGCGCATTCGAGCGCGCCATCGAGCCGGAAGCCGCAACGCTCTCCCTCAAATTCGGCTGGGACGAACGAACCGTTCGCCTCGCCCTGAAGGGCTTCGCGAAACTCGGTCTGGCGACCTTCAATGAGCAGGTGACAAAGCAGCTTGAAGCGCTGAAGCGCCAAGCCGAAGGCGGTGAACTCGTTCAGCAAGAGTAATCAGGGCGGGCTTAACAGTGACCATTCACAATGCGCGCGCACGATTTCCAGAGCTTACCCATGGCGCATTGGTCCTCTTTCGCGGAATGGCCGCCGCCAGCCGGCCGACTGAAGACCTGACGATCAGCGAATTTTCTGACGCTTATCGCAAGGTGTCGCCGGAATCGGGTTCCCCGTGGCCGGGTGACTTCCTGACGGACCGCGTTCCATATCTGCGCGAGCCTCAAGATTGCCTGCATCCGGATCATCCGGCGCGGCGCGTGACGTGCCGCTGGGCCGCCCAGCTCGGCAAATCGACCGCAATTGAAAACTGGTTTTGCTTCATCGTGGATCAAGCGCCCGGCTCGATGATGATCGTGCTGCCGACGCTGGAAGAAGCGACGAAGTTCAACCGCATCAAATTGCAGCCGACAATCGAGGTATCGCCCCGCATCGCTCACAAGGTGTTGCCGGTCAACAGCCGCGACGAACAGGGCAGCACGTCAGCGTTCAAGCGTTACGCCGGCGGCTTCTGTCAGATCGTCAATGCAGGTTCTTCCAAGGGCTTGCAGATGGTGTCCATCAAGTATCTGGCGATGGACGAAGTCACGGGCTACCCGGCCGATGTTGACGGTCGCGGTAGTCCTCGCGATCAGGCGCGGGCGCGTCAGAAGATGTACGGCGATCTTGCCAAGGAATGGCAGGGATCAACGCCGGGCATCGCTGGCGAATGCGCCATTACCGAAGACTTCGAGGCTGGCGACCAGCGTTACCGCTACATGCCCTGTCCTCATTGCGGCACCTATCAGGCGCTCGAATTCGATCAGATGCGCGGTCCCGATGCGGAGCGCGGCTTGCCGGTCCACATTCGTTGCCTCGGGTGTAACGAACCGATCCTTGACGGCCACAAGCGCCAGATGGAAGAACAGGCGCACTGGATCGCGCGGCGTGTTCAGGAGGATGAAAATCCCGTGCCGTTCGCGATAGCGCCGGCCGATCTGCCGAAATGGCTATGCCCTCCGCTAGAGGGCAGGTGCCGAGACTGGCAACCGAGCTATCACCTTTGGGCGGCTTATGCGCCGCGCGAAAAGTGGTCCGAAATCTGGAAGCGCTGGAAAGACGCCGAAGGCAACACCACAAAGCTGAAGACGTTCTATCAGCAGGATTTGGCGTTGCCATATGATCCGGGCGGCGAGGAAATCGATCACGAAAAGATCGTTCAGGCGGCCCGCGACGAGGCCATACCGAATAACGTCATACCCGAATGGGCGGCTCTGCTGGTCTCGGCGGCTGACGTTCAAGGCTACGGCATCAAGTGGGGTGTCTACGCCATCGGCCCGCGTGGGCAACATTGCCTTATCGACCGTGAGGTTTTCGAGGGATCGCCCGACAAGTCGGACGAACCTTGGATCAAGCTTTCGGATGCGCTCTCGCGGACCTATGTCACGGCGAGCGGTAATGAAAAGAGTATCGACATTTCCGGTGTCGATACCGGTTGGGCAACGGATCGCGTTTACCGGTTCTGCGCCGGCCGGCCGAATGTGCTTGCCCTCGACGGTCGCGAACCCATCGGCCTGCCATGGCTCGGAACGCCGAAAAAGAAGGATATCAAGGACCATCGCAACCGCGTGATTGCGAAAGTCCTACTATATCCGGTCGGCCTCTACGATGTGAAAACTGCCGTTACCGCCGCTCTCGCCAACCTGGTGCAAGGCGTCGGCGAGGATAAACAGTGGCCACGGGGCACCATCCATTTCGCCGCCAACCTTTGCGACAGTGAATTCGCTCAGGAGCTAACGGCCGAACGGCTGGTCGATGAGGCCGAAGAGGCGCGAACCAGCCTCAAGCGCAGCTCTAAAAAGCTGGTCAGTCCAAAAGCCGGGCGCAAATGGAAAAAGATCAACGGTCGCCAGAACGACTGGTTTGACGTGACTGTTTACGCCTACGCACTGGCTTGGCACCTCGAAAACAAGCGCCGGCTGACCACGGATCGCTGGGCCGATTTGCTCCGTGATCTTCACGGCACACCGGAACAGATAAACGACTTGTTTGACCTGGCCGACGAAAGCCCCTTCAGCAAGCAAAAACCGAAACCAGCGCCAGCAACCGGCAAAAAGTCGCGTCAGCGCAAACGTTGGGGGTCATACTCTTGAGCGAAAAACCTCGCCATCGCGTCAAGGCGAATTCGGTTCGGGTAACTGCCCCGGCCGCAAACAAGCCGATGGCGCGAAAGATGACTGCGCGATATCTGCGCGGCGACACGGCAGGAACCCTTGCCATGCGCCGCGCCGTCACGCGCGATGCCCGGCTCGATGTTCGCGAGTCGGCCGAACGCGCCTCGGCGCTTGCCTTCGACTTCATGCAGAACAGCGGCTGGATATCGGGCGCGGTTGAACAGATCATCACCGACACCATCGGCGACGAACTGAAACTCAATCTGCGCTCCCAGCTCGAAGCCTTCGGCTACACCAAAAAGCAGGCCTCGGCGTGGTGCCGTAAGGTTGAACGGGCATGGCGGCGCTTTGCGTGGAACCCGAAGGAATGCGATCTCGCTGGCAAGGCGACGATAGCGGATATGGCGGAAGCGCTTCTGCGCAGCTTCCTTGCCACGGGCGAAGGCTTTGCGGTTCTCGATCAACTGCCGCTCGACGTACAGCGCCGCCTTGGCCTGAACGTCGGCCTGAAGGTTTCCGTTCTCGCCTCGCATCGTTGCCCGCGCACGACAAACGAAAGCGAGGGGCTTGATCAGGGCGTCTACCATGACGAACATAACCGGGCGATTGGCTACAAGTTCCGCGTCCGCAAAAACGGTATCGAGACCGATCGGACTATTGATGGCGCTGACGTTATCCACGTCATGGACCGTGCCGCGAACCTCAACAGCCCGCGCGGGATTTCGGTCATTGCGCCGGCGCTGAAGGTCATCGCACAATCCGACCAGCTCGCGGATGCAACGCTGGCCACGGCGCTGATGCAAACCATCTTCGCGGCGACGATCAAAAGTCCCGAACCCAGCGAAACCGCCTTCGACGCCATCCGGACGCTTTCCGAAATGGAACCGCCCGAAGGTTATGAGGG